TAGTATTTAAGCCTAACCCAGGCCCACAGTCTAACTTTCTTAGTGCATCAGAGCGTGAAGTACTTTATGGTGGATCAGCAGGCGGAGGTAAGAGCTACGCCATGCTTGCTGACCCTCTACATGGACTAAATGATCCTAACTTCTCTGGATTGCTAGTACGTCATACTACAGAAGAACTAAGAGAACTCATACAAAAGAGTCAGGAGTTATACCCTCGTGCAGTACCTGGAATTAAGTGGTCGGAACGTAAATCGCAATGGACTTCTCCTCAGGGTGGAAGACTTTGGATGTCTTATCTCGACAAAGACACCGATGTCACACGATACCAAGGTCAAGCTTTTAATTGGATTGGGTTCGATGAGCTTACGCAATGGGCTAGCCCTTACGCTTGGGATTATATGAGATCTCGCTTGAGATCTGTACACTCTAACAAACTAGGTCTTTACATGAGGGCCACAACAAACCCCGGAGGAAGCGGTCATGCTTGGGTTAAAAAGATGTTTATTGACCCTGCGAGAGCTAATGAGCCTTTCTGGGCAACGCATCTTGAGTCAGGTGAAACGATTACGTATCCTCAAGGACACAGTAAAGCTGGTCAGCCTTTATTTAAAAGACGCTTTATTCCAGCCTCTCTATTCGACAATCCGTACTTGGCTGAGTCTGGCGACTATGAAGCAATGCTTCTCTCGCTTCCAGAGCATCAGCGCAAGCAGCTACTTGAAGGTAACTGGGATGTTAATGAGGGTGCCGCTTTTCCAGAGTTTGACCGCAAGATACATGTCGTGGACCAATTCGAGGTTCCTGAGTCTTGGGCAAGGTTTAGGGCTTGCGATTACGGTTATGGCAGTTACACTGGCGTTCTGTGGTTTGCTGTAGCACCTGACGAACAACTAATTGTGTACCGTGAGATGTATGTCTCTAAAGTTACAGCTTCTGACTTAGCAGATTTAATACTTGAAGCAGAAGCAAAAGATGGTACAATACGGTACGGGGTGCTGGATAGTTCTTTATGGCACAACCGTGGCGACACTGGGCCTAGCTTGGCAGAGCAGATGAACCATAAAGGGTGCCGCTGGCGTCCGTCTGACAGGTCAAGAGGCTCACGTGTCGCAGGTAAAAACGAAATACATAGGCGTCTACAGGTAGATGAGTTTACTGATAAGCCTCGCCTTGTGTTTATGAACAACTGTACAAACACTATTGCACAGATACCTAGCATACCACTGGACAAGAGAAACCCAGAAGACGTAGATACTCATGCAGAAGATCACCTCTACGATGCACTGCGATACGGTATCATGACACGTCCACGCAGTAGTATATGGGATTACAACCCAGCAACACAACGCACAGGCTTTCAGGCATCTGATCCCAGCTTCGGCTATTAAGGAATATAAAACATGGCAGAAATCAATGATCTTTCGTTTGAGACTGACGAAGTAACCGCTGCAGAAGATACTAAAGACAGTATTTTTACAGAGACTTCTAGTGTTGTGAGTTTTGTTAAACAGCGTTACTCACGATCAGAGGACTCTCGTTATACAGACGAACAGCGCTGGCTTCGTGCTTATCGTAACTATCGTGGTCTCTACAGTTCTGATGTACAGTTCACAGACACAGAGAAGTCTCGTGTATTTGTTAAGGTAACTAAGACTAAGACACTTGCTGCATACGGCTCTATCACAGATGTACTGTTTGGTAATAACAAGTTCCCTATGAGTGTAGACCCCTCCATTCTGCCAGATGGTGTAGCAGAGTCTGTACACATTAACGCTGACCCTAATGCAGCTGCTGCTGGGGATGCACTAAAGTCTGTTACAGAGCGCCCAGCGCCTAAGCCTTACTTGATTGGCCCTGACACTAAGCTTGAGCCAGGTGAGACACTTGCAGACTTAGCACGGCGTATTGGCCCACTAGAGGATAAGCTCTCATCTGTAACTGATAAGATTGTTGAGGGTGACGGTACTACCCCTACTACAGTTACATTCCATCCTGCTATGATTGCAGCTAAGAAGATGGAGAAGAAGATCCATGACCAGCTAGAAGAGTCTGGTGCTTCTATACATCTACGCTCTATGGCATTTGAGATGGCTTTGCTTGGCACGGGTGTCATGAAAGGTCCGTTTGCTATAGATAAGGAGTACCCTAACTGGAATGAAGAGGGTGAGTATGACCCTATCATTAAGACAGTACCTGAGACACAACACGTGTCATGCTGGAACTTCTACCCTGATCCAGAAGCTGCATCTATGGAAGAAGCAGAATATATCATTGAGCGTCACAAGATGTCACGCACTCAGATACGTGGTCTAAAGAGCCGCCCTTACTTTATGAAGGATGCACTAGACACTGCTATTGCTAAAGGCCCAGACTATGTGCAGAAGCACTGGGAAATGGCAATGGAGGATGACGATACACAACCTGACTCAGAGCGCTGGGAAGTCTTAGAGTTCTGGGGTTTTGTTGATGTAAGTATCTTAGAAGAGAATGGCGTTAAGATACCACGTGAGTACAAAGACCTTGATGAGCTTAACTGTAACATCTGGGTATGTAACGGTGAAGTACTACGCTTTGTACTAAACCCATTCAAACCTGCACGTATTCCTTACTACGCTGTTCCTTATGAGCACAACCCATATTCTTTCTTTGGCATTGGTATTGCTGAGAACATGGATGATACACAGACGTTGATGAATGGCTTTATGCGTATGGCTATTGACAACGCTGCTCTATCTGGTAACCTTATCATTGAAGTAGATGAGACCAACCTTGTACCAGGTCAAGACATGAGTGTTTACCCCGGCAAGGTCTTCCGCCGCCAAGGTGGTGCTCCAGGGCAGGCTATCTTCGGCACCAAGTTCCCCAACGTAGCACAAGAGAACATGCAACTCTTTGATAAAGCACGAGTACTTGCAGATGAGAGTACTGGCTTCCCTAGCTTTGCACACGGTCAGACGGGTGTTAGTGGTGTAGGGCGTACCGCTTCTGGTATCTCTATGCTTATGTCTGCTGCTAACGGTTCTATTCGGGCGGTAGTTAAGAACGTAGATGACTATCTGATTCGCCCTATGGGTAAAGCTTTCTTTGCATTCAACATGCAATTTGACTTCGACTCCTCTATTCGTGGTGACTTAGAGGTTCGTGCGTCTGGTACAGAGAGTTTGATGGCTAATGAAGTACGGTCACAGCGCTTAATGCAATTCTTGCAGGTAGCACAGAACCCTGTACTGGCTCCTTTTGCTAAGATGGATTACATCATTCGTGAGATTGCTAAGTCTATGGATCTTGACCCAGACAAGGTTACCAACTCTATGCAGGATGCGGCTATCCAAGCTGAGATCTTAAAGGGCTTCCAGCAGCCACCACAGCCTGCTGTAGGGCCAGATGGAGTTCCTATGCCTCAAGGTGGCCCAGCGCCAGAAGGACAAGGCCCACAAGGCGTACAGGACACCACAGGTAGTGGTGGTGGACAGATGGGTGTAGGCACAGCACCAACACCAGGTGAGCAAGGATTTAGTGGTAATGTCGCTTAAGCGAATAGTTAACGATAAAGAAGTATGGGATTCATTTCTTGAAGAGCTAGAAGATCGCATCTCAGGAAACCATAGAAGTATGGAGAACCTCTCAGATACTGCTGAGATATACCGCCACCAAGGTGCTATCAAAGCGCTGAGACAACTTAAGTACTTGAGGGACTACGTGAATGGCTGACTTAGACCAACAAACAGAAGTGGTTTTCCAAGGAGGAACAGCAGATCAATGGCGTGACTATGTAGACACAGTAAAAGTAGACATTCCAGAGGTGTCTTTTAAAGACGCTGCTACTTTTGTTGCTAGTATGACACCTATTATTGGTGACGCTATGGCGGCTAAGGAAGTCTACGATGAGCTACAGAAAGATGAGCCTAATTACTATTTAGCTGGTGCTCTGGGTGGCGCTGCTCTTGTAGGTCTTATTCCAGGTCTAGGTGATGCTGCTGCTAAAGCCATTAAGAAAGGTGCTAAAGAAGTATTTGACGTAGCTAAGCGTGTAGAGGTTGATCCTAATGCTATGGGTTCTGGTCTAGGAAATGTTAGATTAGCTGCTAAAGAACCCTTCAAGAAAACACGAAGCGCTTACAGAATAGCAACACAATCGGAAGATGGAAAGCTATACCCTCTATTTGTTAATGCTTCTGATGAGATACCTGTTGGTGAATGGGTATCAGCATCTGTACCACCTGTTACTTTTAAAGGTGCTAATGGTAATATGTATGTACCAAGTAGAGGTGCTACAAGATCTAAGGGTGAGAAAGCTAAAGCAACAGGGGATATGCAGACTATCCCAGACCAAGAGACCGCAGATAGATTAAGAGAGATGGGCTTTCCTGTTGAGAAGCCTAGCAAGACTGCGCCCTATGGTAAGGTAAGGGCGGTTGCTTCTAGACCAGGGTTTCATGCAACAACAAAGCCCGTTGCACATCACTTAGGGCCAGAAGACCTTATTATCTCATCTTCAGAGAGAGATCAGCTTTTAAAAGCAGGCGTAACTCCTAAGGCTTTTAAAGCAAAAACTTTTAACTATCTTGATGGTAAGTTAATCAGCAAAAAAAAGGTATCTGAACTTTCCCCAGAGGATAAAAAAAGAGTAGAAAGCCAGAAGAAATACTACGTGAAGCGTAGGGCAGAGGATCAAGTCTTTGTTGAAGTAGACATGGCTGACGATACCAGTGAAGATCTCCTAAAATACATGCAGGAGAGAGGTAGAACAGATATAAACGATAAACTCCCGTCTGGAGGTAGTTATACCTATCAAGACGGTCAGGCAGATGCTGAAACATGGGTAGTAGGCGGCGATATGAAAGTCAACCGTGTACTAAGCCGTGAAGAAGCAAAGGCAGCACAAGAGGCTGCTGGTGTAAAAGACCTCCCTTACAGAGATGAAATAGAAGAAATACTAGGACGTAAGTTCGCCAAAGGTGGTTTAATAGGAGAAGAAGATATGTACACAGGCCAAAAAGACGCCCTATTAGCCACGGGTATGGGATCTATCTCAAAGTTTAACGAGGGCGGAGCAGTAATGAATAATAGAGATACCCAGATGGAGATGCTCTTTGATGAAGGTGGCATTGCAGATGATGGCATGAATGTCGATCCTGTGAGTGGTAACGAGATACCTCCCGGCTCTATGGCCTCAGAAGTACGTGATGATATTCCTGCACAACTAAGTGAAGGTGAGTATGTTGTACCTGCTGATGTACTGCGTTTCTATGGCGTTAAGTTCTTTGAAGACTTACGCTCAGAAGCTAAGCGAGGCATGGCTCAGATGGAAGCTGATGGGCGCATTGGTGGTGAGCCTATAGGAATGGAAGACCCACGTGGCGCTGAAAGTGCTCTAACACCAGAAGAGATGGCTGTACTACAAGAGATGGGTATGGCAGTAGGTGGCATGGTTCCTCAGCCTACACAGAGTACAGATCCTTACATGCAACAACAGCGTATGTATCAACAACCTTCCCCTGTAGCTATGGGTAACACGGGTTATAGTAATGGTGGTTTAGAGGATGGTATTACTCCTATGCCCAGTATTACTCCTCCCCCAGATAATGCTGTTCCTGTTAACACACAGTCTACGTTTGACCCCTCTATGTATGGCGCTGGCTTTAGCTTCCTATCACCGTCTACTCCTACTGAAACAGCACCTGCAACAAGCACTGTTATGTTGTACAGCCCTGACGGTCTTACAACTCTATCTTTATCTCTCCCTGCACAGCAATCAGAATATGATGCAAAGTTAGCAGCTGGTTGGAGCACTACACAGATACAGACGCCTCAAGTCACAACACAAGCGGGTGTAGATAAAGACGAAGATTACGGCGGTCCTATTAAACCTGATACAGGTGAAAAAGGTAAGAAGTTTAGCGAGATGAATGGTGAGGAGTTGCAAAACGCTCTAAACCAAAACAAAAAAGCAAGTGCTATTATGAAGGGCTTGGTTGTCTTTAACCCTATGTTAGGTCTAGCGGGTCTAGGTGCAACTAAATACGCAGAAAAAAAGATACTAGAGAATATGAAAAAGCTAGGTGTTGAGCCTGTTGAGTCTGATGATCCAGGTGGTATTGAAGGTATTGCAAATTGGATTGGAGATAAGTTTGGTACTAAAGATGAAGATCCTACTCTATTAAAAGGAAGAGATGTTAGTATTACGCCAGCAGGTGCTACTACTGCAAGTGCAATGTCACAAAAAGAGATACAGGCAGGTATTGATTACGCTGCTAAGGGTGATGATCGTGATGAGGATTGGGATGAAGGTAGGGTATTTGAGAATCAAACAGCACCGTCAACGGAAAGAACTTCTGCAGAATTAAAAGCCGCTTCGGAAGCCGCCGCTGAAAAATTAGGAACAACTGTTGCTACAGGAGGAAAGGCAGAAGGCGGCTTGATGCAGAAGAAAAAGAAGAAGAAGTAACTACTCACTACCATAAAACAATAAGGCTACCCAGCTAAGGCTGGCCCCAACATAAGGAAATACAATGCCAGAAGCTTTAATCCAAACGGACTCATTGTCCCATAAACGTAATCTCTCTCGTGTAGAACGTGATGAGGCAGAACTAAAAGAACTGCTCAAGCAAGCAGGGGTAACGCAAGATGAAACAGAAGAAGAAGCTGTTGAAGCGGAACCCGATAGCTCAGAGTCTAGCGAACCCCCAGTTCAGGCAGAGAGTTCTACCAAACAAGAAGAAGAACCACAAGCTAAAGCACAAGAAGATGAAGAGTTAAGTGCGGAAGAGAAGAACTTTAAGAAGCGTTATGGTGACCTACGGCGTCACACTCAGGAGAAAGAGAAAGAGTTTCAGGCAAAGCTTGATAAGCTAACTTCTCAACTAGATGCTGCTACAAAGAATGAGCTTGTACTACCTAAGTCAGAAGATGAAGTAGAGGCGTGGGCTAAGAAGTACCCAGACATTGCAGGTATCGTAGAGGCTATTGCTGATAAGAAAGCTAGTGAGCGTTCCTCTGAGCTTGATGGGCGCTTAAAAGAGATTGAAGCTTTACGTACAACCGCTAAGCGTGAGAAGGCAGAAGCTGAATTACTCTCTCTTCACTCCGACTTTCAAGAGATTCGTGCTGATGATGCGTTTCACTCTTGGGCAGAGAAGCAGCCTAAAGTAGTACAGGATGCTCTGTATGAGAACAGCGAAGATGCTAAGTCTGTTGCACGAGTAATTGACCTTTATAAGTCAGATCAAGGTATTAAGACTAAGAAGGTGTCTAGCTCTGATAAAGCAGCAGCATCCTCAGTTAGGTCTAAAGGACGGGCAGCACCCGACACAGATGATTCATCTAAGTATATCACTGAGTCACAGGTAGCTAAAATGTCTATTAAGGAATACGAGAAGCGCATGGAAGAGATCTTTGATGCTCAGCGCTCTGGTAAGTTTATTTACGATGTATCAAAGAAATAAGTTGACATTACTTGTATCGTAGATAAAACTATAGGCATGTACAGTGTCAGGCATTAACTGCTTGTACATGCTTTTAACTAAGCACTAGCCACACGAAGAACTACCTCTGAGTATAGGCCCAGCGCTTGAAGGATGGCCCTCCTGATAGCAACGCTGACTACCCTAGAACAAAGAGCCTCTTTTAATGTGGATATGTAGTGTCTAAATCTCACGCCATATCTATAAAGGAGAATTATTATGGCTATTGGAACCGCTGGTGGTGGATTTGACGGGAACTTCTCCCCGATTATTTACTCCAAACAAGCACAGATCGCACTGCGCCGTTCTGCTGTAACTAACGCAATCACCAACAACTCTTACTTCGGTGAGATTGCAAACCAAGGCGACACTGTTCGCATTCAAAAAGAGCCAGACGTAACCGTCAACGCTCTGCAGCGTCACACAGGTATCTCAGTAGAGAAACTTGATGACTCTGACTTCTCGCTCACCATCGACAAAGCTAACTACTTTGCTTTCAAAATGGATGACATTGAAGAGCAGTTTGCAAACGTAGACTTCACCTCTTTGGCTGCTGATCGTGCTGCCTATAAGATGGCTGATGCTATGGACACAGACGTACTGTCGTACCTCTCAGGTCACACAACTGCAGGTGCTTTCATCACTACTTCTGCTGGTGACAAGCAAACTACAGAGACAGCTACTGGTGAATACATCACTGCAAACCACTTGGACGCAACTGACTTCGGTAACTTGACAATCGCTGCTACAGCAACTGCAGGTGATTCCGTACCATTGGCACCACGTTTGCCAGGTGCAACTGCCCTGTCAGCTACAACTGTTTCTCCATTGACCGTACTCGCACGTATGGCTCGTAAGATGGACCAAGCAAATGTAGAATCTCGTGGACGTTGGGTTGTTCTTGATCCAGTATTTATTGAGATGCTGAAAGACGAAGACTCACGCATGTTGAATGGTGACTTCGGTGGTTCAGGTCTGCAAAACGGTCTGGTATTGAACAACATTCACGGCTTCCGTGTTTATCAGTCCAATGCTCTTCCTGCTGCTGGTACAGGTGCTGGGACTTCTGGTACAAGTGCACAGTCCACTAACTACGGTGTTATCGTAGCTGGTCAGGACGATGCTGTTGCTTCTGCTGAGCAGATCAACAAAGTTGAGAACTACCGTGACCCAGACAGCTTTGCTGACATCGTGCGTGGTATGCACCTTTATGGTCGCAAGATTCTGCGCCCAGAGGCACTCCTCACAGCACGTTACAACGCTGCCTAAATCACTTAGTCTGTCGGGCTGGTCTCTTGCGAGGCTGGCCCTTCAGCATACTTAACGGTAGGATAACTCTATGGCTACTTACGTATCGCTAGTTAATGAATTACTAAGACGCATGAATGAAGTCACACTTGATACTGCAGGTGATGGCTTTGACACTGTGCGTAATGTTCAAGCTCTAGCTAAGGATGCAATTAATAGTAGCATTAGACTTATTCTACAGAACGGTCAGGAGTGGCCCTTCCTCAAGACTACATACACACAGACACTTACAGTAGGGCAGAGACAGTATGACTTCCCTGCAGACTACTCTAGTGCTGACTGGGATACTTTTTACATTAAGCAATTAGCTTCTCAGAACAACGGTCCACGTAGACTGTCACCCATCTCTTATGAGTCATACATTCAGAACTTCCGCACAGGTGATGATACAGGCGATACAGTAAATGGTGATGGCGCTCCTGTTACGGTGTACCAGACGTTTGAAGAGAAGTTTGGTGTTACGCCTGTGCCTAACGCTGCATACGAGATAGAGTATGTATACTGGTCTTTCCCTGCTGATCTTACTTTGTACAATGACGTAGCAATTATACCTGATCGCTTCAAGCATGTACTCATTGATGGTGCTATGATGTTTATGATGCGTTTCCGTAGTAATGAGCAGAGTGCTGCGATGCACCAGAATAACTTTGAGGATGGCATTAAGTCAATGCGCCGTGTGTTGATGGATGATGCCCTTTCTATTCGTTCTACAGTAGTTACACGAGGTAGTACAACCTCTTTTAGTGGCGGGTACTAATGGCTGATAATCTAGCCTCCTTTAAGGTCTTCTGCCAAGGCGGTCTAAACACCAGTCGTGATGTGCTATCACAGGGTGAGACACAGCCGGGTTCAGCTATCTCGTTGATTAACTACGAGCCTGCTGTTACTGGTGGCTACCGTAAGATTAGTGGCTACAGTAATGACTACGGAACAGTGCCGGGTTTTGGTAATGTACTTGGTGTAGCTGTAGCCAACGGATTACATGATGGTATCCTTGCTGCACGGTACGACACAGGTAGCTCTAATTATCTGTACTACTGGAATGCCTCTACGTCTGCTTGGGTTACTATTACTACACCTGTATCAGTAGACGTATCTACATACCCTAAAGTTAGGTTTACTAAATACAACTGGGGTACTGACGAAGTAGTTATTACAGATGGCGTTAATCCTGCAGCTATTTACAATGGTACAACTTACACGCAGATAACTCACACTAACGCACCTTCTGCACCTAAAGTAGCACACGTATTTCAGAACCACATGTTTCTTGCGTCTGACGCTACAGAAAAAACTAACTTATGGTTCTCTGCTCCTTATGATGAAACTGACTTTAGTGCAGCTAATGGTGCTGGTGTTATTAATGTAGGCTTTCCTATTGTAGCTATTAAGTCTTTCCGTGATGCACTATATATTTTTGGTACTAACAACATACGTAAACTTGTAGGTAACAACATTGCAGATTTTGTTATTGAGGAAGTTACTGACGATCTAGGTTGTATGGCTACAGATAGCATCATTGAGATTGGTGGTGACTTGCTGTTTCTCTCTCAAGATGGTCTACGTCCTATTAGTGGTACTGACAAGATCGGTGACGTTAACCTTGAGACAGTCTCTAAAGACATCCAGTCTATCTTTACTGATGTGGTGTTTGATGTAGACTTAGACAAGCTGAACGCCGTAGTTATCAGACAGAAGACACAGTTTCGTTTCTTTCTAGGCGCTGCAGATGGTCAGGGTATCATTGGTGGCTTTAGACAAACACCTAACGGTTTGCAGTTTGAGTATGGACAGATGCTTGGTGTCTTTACTACTTGTGCAGCTTCTGGCTACATTGGTCAGTATGAATTTGTAATACACGGTGATAGCAGCGGTAAAGTACACCGCCAAGAGCAAGGTAACTCGTTTGATGGCGAGGCTATCTTTAGTGTATTCCAGACGCCCTTCTTTCACATGCAAGATCCTGAGCAACGTAAGGTGTTTTACACTGTAGCTACGTACTTACGTTCTGAGGGTGACAATGAGATCGTCATGTCTTCTTTGTACGACTACGAAGATGTAGATACACTTAGCCCCAGTAACTTTACACTAACAACCCAAGGCGCTGCAGCATACTATAACGAAGCTCTGTACGATAGCACCGCAATCTTTGATGGTAACCCTGCACCTGTTCAACGTACAAACATTTCAGGTTCTGGTAAGTCAGCATCACTAAAATACGTAACAAATGATACAAACGCATCACATAGCATCCAAGGTATAGTGATTACGTTTGGAGTAGGAGATAGGCTGTAACATGGCAGGGTATACTAGACAATCCGTAGCTGACATTATCGCTAATGCGGTCATTAAGGCTGCACCAGTAAACGCAGAGTTTAATGCTATCCGTGATGCTTTTAACAACAGCACGGGTCACAAGCATGACGGTACATCTGCTGAGGGTACATATGTCCCACTCATTGCAGACCTTGATGCTAATAACAAAGTAGTAGTAGACACAGCCAACAATCGTGTCAGTTTTTACTCAGAGGTAGGTGGTTCTGCAGTAGAGCAGCTACGTATTCAGGATGGTGCTATTGTTCCTGTAACGGACAACGACATTGATCTAGGTTCGTCTGGTCTTAAGTTTAAAAATCTTTACGTTGATGGTATTGGTGAGATTGGCTCCATTACTGTACTTGGTGGTACTATTGATAACGTAGTCATTGGTGGCACTACTCCAGCTGCTGCAGACTTCACTACAATGGATGCAACAGGTAATGTCACTATTGGTGGTACACTTGCTGTAACAGGTACATCTGCACTAACAGGCACAACTACTATTACGTCTGCTGACATCAACTCTGGTGTAATGGACAACACAGTTATTGGTAATACTACACCTGTTGCAATCACAGGTACTACCATTACAGGTACGTCCTTTGTTGGCCCCCTCACGGGAGATGTTACTGGGGATGTCACTGGTGACGTAACAGGCGATGTTACAGGAGACCTTACAGGTAACGTAACAGGGAATGTAACGGGTAACTTAAATGGTATTATCGGTGCTACTACTCCTGCTGCTGGTAGCTTTACAACTGTATCGACATCTGGACAAGCAACCTTGGCGACTGTTGATATTAACGGCGGTAGCATTGACGGTGCTATTATTGGAGCATCAACTGCTGCAGCTATAACTGGTACTACCATCACAGGTACAAGCCTTGTAGGACCGCTTACAGGCAATGTAACGGGTAACGTAACGGGCAATGTTACAGGAGATGTAACTGGTGACCTCACAGGTAATGTTACGGCCTCTACAGGTACAACAACTCTGAATGATCTCGTAGTTAATGGTACTGTAGATTTCACGAGCACAGCATTGCTTAACGTAAGTGATCCTACAGCGGCTCAACATGCAGCTACGAAGAGCTATGTAGATACTGCAGATGCCCTCAAGCTAGACAAAGCTGGCGGTACGATGTCCGGTGACATCACTATGGGTGGCAATACTGTTACTGGTCTTGGTACGCCCAGCGCCTCTTCTGACGCAGCGACTAAGGGCTATGTGGACACAGAGGTAGCTGCACTTGTTGATGCGGCCCCTGGTACACTAGACACTTTAAATGAATTAGCTGCAGCTTTGGGTGATGACCCAGACTTTGCTACAACGATTACAGATAGTATTGCTACTAAGCTGCCTCTTGCTGGCGGCACTATGACTGGCGACATTACCCTTGGCGCAAACAAAGCTACATCAACAGCGACACCTGCTACAGATGATACGCTTACTCGTAAGGGTTATGTTGATACACAAGACGCACTCAAGCTTAACCTGACTGGTGGTACTATGTCGGGTGCTATTGCTATGGGTACATCTAAGATTACTGGCTTGGGTGATCCAACTGCAGCACAGGACGCAGCAAGTAAAAACTATGCTGACACTACCTTCTTAGCTCTTACTGGTGGTACTCTTACTGGTGCTATCGACATGGGTAGTGCTAAGGTTACAACTACCTACACACCTACTAATGGTCCTGATCTCACTAATAAGACATACGTAGATGCAATCCTTGGCTCTGCTACTGCTGCAGCTACAAGTGCTACCAATGCTGCTACCTCAGAGACTAATGCTGCGACAAGTGCAACTAACGCATCTAACTCAGCAAGTGCTGCAGCTACCAGTGAAGCTAATGCAGCTGCATCATATGATGACTTTGATGATCGCTACCTTGGTGCTAAGTCCTCTGCCCCTGCGTTAGACAATGATGGTGATGCACTTATAGCTGGTGCTTTGTACTTCAATACTACTACCGACATCATGTACGTTTATGGTGGCTCTGGATGGCAAGCTGCTGGCTCCTCTGTTAATGGTACATCTAATCGCAATACTTACACAGCTACTGCAGGTCAAACTACCTTTGCTTCAACTTATGATCCCGGCTATGTAGATGTATATCTCAATGGCGTGAAGCTTATTAGTGGTACAGACTTTACTGCTACAAGTGGTACGTCTGTTGTATTTACTACAGGCGCTACAACAGGTGATACTGTAGACATCGTAGCTTATGGTACATTCGTAGTAGCTGATACATACACTAAGTCACAGGCTGATGCTCGTTACGTTGAAGTAGCTGGCGATACTATGACGGGTGATCTGAACGTCAATGGGACTATCACTAGCGAGGGTCTGACTGTAGCAGCATCTACTGCTTTAATAAAACTAAAAGATACAGACACGAATGCGTATGCACAGATAGCTACAGATGGTTCTGGTATTGTAAATATTGCAGCGGACGAAGGTAGTGCAGGCACATCCCCCCGTATTACTTTTGATGTATCAACTACAGAACGTATGCGTATCGACAGCAATGGCAGGGTTGGTATCGGTGTTACTGCAATGAACGATGCCACCTTAGAAATTCAACCAGCTACAGATATACCTCAGATCAAGCTAACACAAAATAACGTACCTGATGGTGGGGATGGTTGGAAGCTACACGCTAGTGGCCCTACTGGTGGTAATCTTGCGATAATCAGAGAGAGCAGTGGGTCTGATACAGAGGCCGTGCGGATTCATACCACGGGTAACCTACAGATGACAGGCGGTGGCTCAGTAGGTTGGGCTAACTGGACCATCACCGAAAGCGGCG